ATTATGTAAACGCTAATGAAAATGCTAAGAAAGTTATGGAGAATAAAAATAGTAAAGAAAATCAAGCTAGTTCAATAGTTGGTGCAACATCAGAAGACCTTGAATATATAGGATTAAAGGCTAAAGGTCAAAAGACTTTATCTTTAGCAGACGAAGCTAAAAAGAAAGGCGGCTCTTTGAGTATGGAAGACATGATGAAAATATTCGGTTAATTAATGATTTTAACGTGTAAATAAAGCATATGGCCGTTCAAATCAATGTCGCCGCCAATCAAGCAGCTTTAACAGCTTCTATTCAAGCTGGTGTTCAAGCGTACAATCAAAGATTCGCTCAGAACAATCCGATTAATTTAAGTATTAATCAACGAGCTTTCTCTCAGCCGCTTGGAAGAATGACTGGTGATGTTAAGGATTTTGAGGCAGCTCTTGCTGCTTCTAATGCTCGCGTTATTGCATTCGGAGCTTCAACTGCCGTTCTTGGCGGTGTTATTCGTAGTTTTAAAGAATTAGCTAATGTTACTATTGATGTTGAAAAGAATCTTGCTGATATTAATCGTGTATTCGGATTAACTACTAGTCAATTACAAAAATTTAGTACAGATTTATTTGGTGTTGGTAAACAAACGGCTTCTTCATTTGATGACGCTTCTAAAGCTGCTCTTGAATTCTCTCGTCAAGGTTTAAAAGCTGAAGAAGTTTTAATAAGAACAAAAGACGCGTTAACTTTAGCAAGAGTGGCCGGAATTAGCACTGCAAATTCTGTTGACGCTTTAACTTCTACTATAAACGGTTTTTCTGCAACTGGAATAACAACAACTCAAATATTAAATAAACTTGTAGCTGTCGAACAGGATTTCGCAGTTGGCGCAGGAGACTTGGCTGAAGCATTGTCTCGTACAGGTCAAGCGGCGCAAGAAGCAGGAGTTAGTTTTGATCAGTTAAATGCATTAGTTACATCCGCTCAACAAAGTACAGCAAGAGGCGGCGCGGTTATTGGTAACGCATTAAAAACAATTTTTACTCGCTTACAACGTACTGATACTCTTGACCAATTAGAAGCTTTCAATATAGCTGTAAGAGATGTACAAGGAAATACTTTACCAGCAGTCTCTATTCTACAAAATTTCGCAGGTGCTTATAAAAACTTAGGAGACGCTCAAAGAGCGCAGTTATCTGAACAAGTCGCTGGTGTTTATCAAGTTAACATTCTTAAAGCTATTGTTGGTGATTTAAATAAATCTCAAGGTGTGTATGCTGGAGCTTTACAAAGAGGCGCATCAGCAACAAATGAAGCTGAAGTCGCTACTGCAAAACTAAATCAAACTCTTGATGCTTTATTAAAGCAAACCGCCACTTCTACACAACAACTAGCAAATAACATTGGTAAAGTAACATTTGAACCATTGGCTAGATATGGTACAGAACAATTGAAATCACTTGTTGAAAGCATGAACGAAATTCTTGAAGGAGAAGGAGTTGGTTCTACTTTCGCTAATGGTTTATTAAAAGGTATTCGTAATGTAATAGCTGGTCCCGGTGCTATTGCCGCTTTCTTTACGCTTTTTAAGTTAATACAAAACTCTTTCACTTATCTCGCTCAGGCTTTGCCTCAGATTGCTGGTATCACGACAGAAACTCAAAATAGAAAAAACATTGAACAATCTATTTTGCAAATCATGCAGCAACAAGGGCCGGTATCGCAAGCTCTTGCTGGCTCTATGGGTAATCAAGCTGCGCAAGCTCAGTTGCTGCTTCAATTAGCAAGACAGCAAACAGCAGAATATCAAATACAGTCAACTCTTGCAAAACAATTAGCAACTCAATTGGCCGGTCAAGGTGTGCGAGTAAAAGGATCTGGTGGTTTGCAGGTCACTCGCGCAGGAGGTTATATTCCTGCTGCAACAAGAATGGCTGAAACAGTTGGCGCACAAGCTGGTGGTTATGCTCCCGGTAAAGTAGTGAAATCTCCTGTTGGTGGAGTAATGAATACTGCGGAAGATGTTAAATATGTTCCCGGTTTTGCTCAACCTTTTATTAATCCTCCTGCTGGATCAAAAGCTGGCCGCGCACATAGACAAAACGCTATAAGTAGAACGGGTGTTGATCCGTATATGAATAGTGGATTTGTGCCTAATTTTGCTTCAAATTATTTAGCAAAGATGGATGCTGGAAAAGTTTTTGATAATACAATAGCGATTGCTATTGGCTTAAAACAAGCGTACTTAGAAGACAACGATATATTAGATTATAATCCGTTTGAGTTTAAAGATCCACAAGTAAAGGAAAAACTAGGCTTAAATAATAAGACTTTTTGGGGAGACGCTAAATTATCAGAAAAGCCTATTAATTTAGACAGCTATATTTCTAAAATAATAAGGTCTAATAACGCTACTATTAAGAGTACTAGATCAGGCAATTGGTATGTCAAGCCTACAGTAGAAGGCGGGTCTGTGATTTTACCTCAAACAGCAGGTGGGCTTGATAAGAACGTTGTACACAAAACAAATAAAAGAAATTTAATTGCAAAAAATAAATCGATTGCGGGACGACTTAGTGACATAAGCGATAAAGACATAATATCTTCAAATCTTTTCTTAGATCGCACTAAAGTTCCTCTTGAAAAGACGTATGTAGCTAAAGGTTCAAATAAAAAAGAAACTGCTGAAAAATTAGCTTTGGACTATAAGTCTGGAGGTTTTATTCCTAATTTTGCTCCTCCTACAAGCGCAATAAGAATTCCTTGGTTTAAGAAATTTGGTAATGCTGCTTTTGATAAAATCCAACCTACTTTAGGAATATCTAAAGCTAGTGATGTAGATACATTTAGACAAATTAGTTTTAGAAGCACTGCTAAAGGTGCAGATGAAAATGGTGATCCTAATATTTTCGGTCCATTATATGAAACTTTTAGTAGAAAAGCATTACAATTAATAAATAAATCCAATATATTTGGTGAATTTGTTAGAGGCAGTGTATTGCAACCTAGAGCAAAATCTAGTCAAACTGCATTTGATGACGCTCTTTTACAAGATGATGGAATTATTGGTCTTGATTTTAAAGGTTTTCCGAAAAAAAATTTATCAGGTGGCTCGGTTGCTAAACACATGAATGATAAATTAAAGAGAGTTGCTCAAACTGATCCTGAACAAGCGGCTAAAATAAAAGAAGGTGTCATGGTTTTCAATGAAACTGGTCATGAAAATCAATTGCCATCTGAGTTTGGTAAAAACTTTCTTGAATTAGCTGGAACAAGTTATTCTCAAATATTGAAGAATAGCCCTGATCTTGTAAAAGGATTGTCCGCAGAAACAAATAGTTTATTAGATAATTATGTAAAAGATCCTGCGTTTTTAGCAATGAATGCTGCAAAAGGTTTTATTCCCAACTTTGCGTATAAACAAGCAGTAATGGGCTTAGAAGAAAGCATGAGCGGAGAAAAAGCCGTATTCGATAGTAAACCTTTCCCACACATTAGAAACAAGAGTCAGCCAACATTTAGTTCCGCAATCGCCGATCATGGTGGTTTAAGTAATGCTTTGAGTGATTCAATGAGAGGGCAGAAGGATGCTGGGTTAATGAGTGGAGGGTTTGTGCCTAACTTTGCTGATTTTAGTTCTTCTGGAACAGCAATTAGAGAGAGGTCTGGAAGAGTAACAAGTAGAAATTCAATTGATACTGCTATTAATAATTATATAAAAAGTATAGATTTATTAAAAACCAATAATGTTCAAATAAACTCAGCAGTACAAAAAATATTAAAAAGTTATAATTTACAGGCAGCATCTTTTAATGAGTTGTTAAAACAAGTTAAAGCTCATGCTGATGCAGAAAGAAACGCCGCTAATCAAACTACTGCAAATACATCTACTTCTAAATCTTTATCTGAAAAGTTTTTTGGCGCAAAAGGAGCAAAAGCAGATAAATTTGCAAGTTCAAAATTAGGTGGAATTGCTGGTGTAGTGGGTGGAGCTTTAATTGGTGGTCAGTTAGAAAATCTTATTCAAGGAGGCAGAGATAGATCTCAGTTAAGTACTGCTGAAAAATTTGCATCGAGCGCATCTAGTGGAGTTTTAACTGCTACAACAACTGGTGCTGAAATTGGATCGATGATTCCAGGGTTAGGAACTGCTGCTGGAGCAGCAATTGGAGCTTTAATTGGTTTAGGCAAAGCCGCTTATGACTCTCAAGATTCGTTAGAAGACTTGCAGAAGTCTTCAGAATTTTATAAAGCACAAGTTGATAATATTATTAGTTCAAGTGGTTCCTACATCCAGCAATTAAAAGAAATTAGTTCTATATCAGATCCATCTTTATTAAATCAAGCTTCTTTTAAACTATCAGAAACTTTTCAAAATTTATCAAAAGAGTCTCCTGAATTAGGAAGAAAATTTATGGAAGCAGGTGGTGATATAGATAAGATGGGTAAAGCTATTGAAGATTTTACTAGTACTGCAAATATGGTAAAATCAATAAATAATTTAAAAACTTCTTATAAAGAAAGTGGTGATAAATTATCTTTTACAATACCAGTCCGATCAAATCAATTAGCAAAAAAAGGATATAATATTCAGCAAGGCTCTGGTGATATAAAAGAAACAGAAGCAAGTTTGCAGACATCTTTCGTGCAATTTCAAGGTTTTTTTGATTTACTTAAAAAGGGCGGATTAACTGCCGAAAATTCTTCTGCATTTATGGAAGAGTTTCAAAAAGAAATGCAAGGTTATACATCCGAATCTGATTTAGCGGCGATAGCTAAAAAATACAACATATCAGAAACGATTGCTAAAGAGTTAGCGGATTTATCTGATAATGTAATAGATGAAATGGGAGTCGAAGGAGATTTTTTTGTAGCTAATAGCGGGGTTTTAGTGAAGAGGTTTTTTGACGCTACAAATGATAAATATAAAAGCGCCGCTCAACAGCTTGAAAAACAACAATTTAATGCGCGACCAATCATAAAAAGAATAGAAGACTCTATTTCTAATTATGTCTTTAACATTGCTTCTCAACTTCAAAACATGGAATTTGAATCAAGTAGGTTTAAGATATTGGAAAATGCCGCTAATAATTATTTAGATTCTATTTCAACTCCTTTAGAAAAAGCTTCAAGAGAAATATCTTCTAGAAATAGAGAAACTCAAACTAAAACAGAAGCATCTAGAATGAAATTCACCTCTGATTTTGAACAAAATATTGGTTCAAAATTACCTAAAACATTAGGTGGATCTGATGCTGGTACGCTTGGAAAACTTGAAAAATTAATTGAAAGTTTTAAAACTTCATCTACAGAACAACAATTAAGCCAAATAAATGAATTAATTAAAAATACAAATTCTGTAGAAGCTACAAGCGCAGCGGGATATAAAAATGTCGATCCAAACGAGGTAAAATCATTAAACGCTGAATTAAAAAAAGAGCGAGATTCTTTGATGTTATTAATTCAAACTAAAAAAGAAAATCTTTCTTTAAGCGCTCTTGAGAACGATGTTGCTAAAAGAAAAGCAGAAAGTACAGAAAGATTATTAATCTTACAAAATAAATTAATAGAAAGCGATACAAAACGAGCAATTTCTATTGCTGGTCAAAAAGCAAACATTGATATAAGAGAGAATGATTTACAAAATACTAGAAAAACGCCTGGTTTTGGATTTGGATTATCTGAAGGCCGAATAAATAGAGAAACTATAATGCAAAATAGAGGATTGATGATGGAAAGACAGTCTTTAACAAGGGCGGATACTTTAGGAAACGTAAAATCGCAACTTAAAAGTACACTTTTTCCTATATTAACCCCAATAAAAACTGCATTTCAAGAAATTGAAAAAGTATCTATATCAGAACAACCTAATTTATATAAAAATTTAGGTGTTGATAAAGTAAATATATCTGATATGACAGATTTATTTAATTTAGATGATATGCTTGATAAAATAAATGATCCAGCTTCATTAGAGAGTTTTAGAAAAAATTTAGAATATATCTTTTCAAATATCGATCAAACTTCAGTTTTATATAAACCTTTGCAAGAACAAATGGGGATTATATCTCAAACATTAATTGGTCTTGATAAAGAATCTAAAATTTTTGAATCAAATTCTCAAGCTGATATCAAAATTGCTGACGTAAACGATAGAATAAATAATGCGTATATATATCGCCTTAATACTTTATTGCAAATTGAAAAAGCTCAAAGAGGGATTTTAAATACAATTGAAATTGAAGAGCAAAGGTTAGACGCTGCAAAATCTAGACCAGCAAATTTCTTTGGATTAGGAGTTACAGGAAAAGCTGAAAAACAAATAGGATTTGATGAACAAAATTTAGCATTAAGACAGCGCCGTCAAAACGCACAAGCAACTCAAAACGTTCAACAACAGTTGAGTCAATTCGAAACATTCAGAAATAAAGTGCAAGCAGAAAAAATAAATCCTTTAGTTCAAGATGGATTTGTTGGTCCATCAACTGAAGATCAACTAGGTAAAATAGAAAAAGCTAGAACAGCTATATCAAATCTTGATACAAGCAAGATCACTAATGTTGATCAAGCTAAAGCTTTTGTTTCAGAATTATCGAATATTAGAAATCAATATGGTTTGCAAGGTGAAGCCGCCAAAACATTAGCAGATACAGAAAAAGAAATTAATAGCATATTAAATTCTAATGTTGATGAATTAGATAAAATGCGTTCAATACAAGACATTTTGAATAGTAAAGTTAGACAAGAAGCTAAAGATAGACAATCGATAAGGATGGGATTCAAAGAAGGTTTCGATCAAATACAAGAAGATGCTGATACTGGATTAAATAGATTGGCAAAAGATACGCCTATGCTTTTTAGAGATGGAATGGTAAATGCTATAAAAGCGGCAGTAAAAGAAACTGATAATCTTGGTGATGCTCTTTTAGGTGTTGCTGCTAATTTCTTAGATACTATTAGTAATAGATTAATGGAGGTTGGTGTTTCAAAATTGATAAGTGGATCAGGAATTGAAAGTCTATTTACGGCTCAAAAAGGAGGTGTTGTACGCGCACAATCTGGCATGTATGTTTCTGGAACTGGTTCTGGAGATAAATATCCAGCCATGCTTGAGAATGGTGAATATGTATTAAATAGAAGAGCGGTAATGGCAATGGGTGGTCCTGCCGCTCTTGATACTTTGAATTTCTCTGCTGCGCCTCGTTTCGCTAGTGGTGGAGCGTTCAATGCGGAATTGAGTGATATAAAGTCAATGGAAGATGGTATGACTACTTTTGGTCTTGAAAATAGTTCATTATACAAAGAATTACGTGACACTGAAATACAAAAAGCTGAACAAGCCAGACAAAAGAAACGCGCAAGACAAGCTCAAACAGCCCAAATGGTTGGGTCTATTGTAGCTTCTATAGCAACAATTGGAATAGGCGCTGGAATATCTAATAAAATGGGAAATATCCAAGCTGGTAAAGCTCAAACTTTATCCGCCAAGCTAAATGCAACTGGAGGCGCTGGAATGACAAATTCAGAACTTGGATCTTTAGCTAAATTTCAAAAATCTGGATTATTAGGAAATAATTTTGAGTATAAAGGTCCAACTAATATACAATCAGGATTTAATTCATTTTTATCAGGACCATCATTTGGACCAAATAGAGCTTTAGTTACAAAACCTATGGGTCGTCAGACTGGTGGTTCAATAGGTTCTCGTTTATCAGATACAATTCCTGCTTATATGGAAGGTGGATTATATAATAGCCCAATGGTTAAACAATATGGTGTAGGAATGCAAAGCGGGGGAACATCTGCTGTAGCTAATAATTCTAATACTGTTAATAATAGTAATGCTAGTAATTCATTTAATTTCAACACTTCAGTTAATAGAGACGGCGCTATACAAATGGGAGCAGATAGTTCAACATATAAACAGCAAGATGTTGAATTATCAAATAATCTTAATACTAAAATATATGGAGCAGTTCTTGATGTTATTCGTGAACAACAAAGATTTGGCGGTTCATTAGCTGGTACAAGAAAAGCATAAAATGAAAAATACAATACTTAATTATGAAAATGTTTTTTATCTTGACGGCCAAGCTATTTCAGGGGTTATATCAGTTGATGGTTCGTATTCAATTAATTATGCGCCAATTAACACAATAGGAATTGGGTATAATAAACAAGTAATTGCGGATGTACCTACGGCTGAATTTAATGTTAATAAATATTTAGTATATAATGAGCCGTTTTTAAATTTTACAGGTCAAAAAAATAATTTAATAGCTCCTAGTTTTGCTGGAAGCATAAATTATAATAATAGATCAATAGGATTTCAAAGTGGATATTTAAGTTCTTTTGGCTTGTCTTGTTCGGTTGGTGATATTCCACAGACTTCGATGAGTATTCAAGTTTTTGGAGATATAGGATCTGGATACTCAGCATCAGGCACTAGACAAGCAAGATATGTTACTGTTCCACAAGTAAAAGATATAAGTATAACATGTAGCGGCTCTTCATCTAATAGAATAACTAATTTCGATTATTCTATAAATTCTCCTAAAAAACCAATTTATACATTGCAAACATCAAATAATTATATTCCATATGAGGTATTGTGTGATTTTCCTATAGAAATAAGCGTAAGTTTTAATATTGAAATTGATGATTTTCAATCCAGAAAATTATACGAGCAATTAAATAATGATATTGATTCTTCGTTTAGTTTGTTAATTGTTGGAGCTGTTCTGCAAGATCAAAATCTATTGGCAGATTCAAATCAAGATTTAGATGTCGGAATAGATGATTTAATTGTGGCTAGAAAATCTGTTGGGGTTTCTTTGTTTAATCAATCTTTTAATAATGTTAAATTAGTGTCTCAAGAATTTAATTCGAATGCGGATGAGATTTTAAGTGTAAAACTTAATTACAAAGGATATTTAAATTAAAATATGTCAATAACACTTTCAAGCTTATCGGCAAAATTAGGAAGCGCTGTTGTAGATACAGATATCTTTTTAGTTTCAGATTCTACGTCCGCCAATAATAATAAAATAGAAAGATCTGAATTAGCCAAGTCTTTTAATTATCTAACAGCACAAAACGCTAGTGGTATTTCTTTATTTGAAAGTGCGGGTCTTGTTGGTTTAACAGTAAGTGGTAGTAATGGATTTGTTGGTGTAAATGATAAAACTCCTTATGTATCATTAGATGTTGCTGATAATACAAGCGCAACGAATGGATCAGGTCAAATTAGAATTAGTACGTCTAGCGCAGCTAGAAAAATTGGAATTTCTATAACAGATCCAAACCTGTATTATCAAATAGCAAAGGAGCCTAATGATACAAAATTATATTTAGAATCATCAATAAATAATGGCAGCACTTTTACTAATTTAATGGTTGTCGATCAAAGCGGAAATTTTGCGTTTCATGGAACTACTGGAGCTTTAACAAGAAAATTTTTAGTAAGTGGCGAGTTTTCTGAATTTCAAAATTCTGGAAATTCAATTATATTAGATCCATATAATGGTGAAATAAAAACTAACGCTACTGATGAAGTGTTTTCAATAAATTATAATAATTTAGCTGATATTAGATTGGGATATAATGCTATATATATTGATAATGATTTATTATTACCAAAAGTTGGAATTAATACTACAACTCCTTATGCGCCATTAAACGTAAGCGGATCTGGAATAGTAACTAGATTAGATGGTAATACAAATAATACAACTTTAGCTTTAGGAAATACAGTTGATTCTGGATATTTTGGGGTAATAAATAATAAAACTTACCTTGGTCCATCTTATGACGATTCGGTTTCAAATTTAGTTTATAGTCACGCTGGAGAAGGTTTATTGGGGCTTGGAATAAGCGCTCCACAATATAAATTAGACGTTAATACAATATCTTCTGAAACAGTAGCTCACTTCGCCAACACTGGAACGGTTAAAACATGTGAAATAATTATAGCTGCTAATAAAGCTATAGGTGGTGCAGATACTGGTCCAAGAAATTCATTTGCAACTTTTTCTAGATATGATAGTGCAGTAGATACAGATAAATGGTCTATAGGCAATATATATAATGATACAACATTCGGTGGATCAGATGATTTTGTTTTTATAAAAGGAGGTTATTTTGGAACAAGCCCAAATGTTGTCGCAAAATTATCTACAGTTGGTGATTTTGATATTGATGGGAGATTTACAACAAACTCTTCTTACTGTAAAGGTCATTTTATTGAAGTGCATAATTCAAGTTTAACTGGCACATCAAATATATATATAGATCCTTTCGGTGTTAATGGTTCTTCTACGGTTAGTAGTGGTAACTTTAATAATGATGCTCCATTTGGAGTGTCAATGTATAATGGTAAATTAGAAAGAGTAAAATTATTAACATCAGACACGATTGCCACTAATGTTGTTTTTCAATTTTACGCAATAACTCCAGCAGTTACGGCTACAAACGGTTATAACAATATAAATACAACTGGAGATTATGCTAATGTCAAATGTAGTGGAACAGTAACATTAAATACTAATCAAATAGCTGAAATAGTATTCACTACGTTTGGAAGTTTTACTTCTGGTCAGTTGCTTCAATTTAGATTATTTAAGTCGGATTTTACAACATTAAATATTCCAGTAAAAGTAACAAGCTCTTTAAAATACATTATTATTTAATGAGTAAATTCATAAAATATGAAAATTTAGATTTTAGAATAAATAGCGAAATTTTTTATTCTACATCTGTTAAAATTTCTTTAAGATCTAATATTCAGCCAGTCTTATTAGCTGATGGAAGCTTATTGAGATACGCTCCTCAAGAGACTGTGGTTGGATCATTATCTACAGAATTTTATCTTACTGGATCATTACCAAATTATCTTAATATAGTAAACTCTTCAGAGTCAAGTATAAATTGTAGTTTTGGTGGCGTTTCTGTTGAAAATTGTTATGTTAAAAGTATAAGTTTTACAGCATCGCAATTTTCTCCTATTTTATTAAGTATTGATTTTGATTGGTATGGAAAAATAAACTCTACAAATAGCACATACAATTTAAAGAATAATGATATAGGTGGGCCAAGTGGGCCAACTGGTCCAGCCGTGCAAAAATTGACACAGATTTCTCATTCAAATAATTCTTATATATCTGATTTATCTAATGTTTTTGGATTTTCTGAAATCTTTAGTTATTCATATAATGAAAGTTGTGATAGAGTTCCATTTTATAAAAATGGTGAAATAACGCCATTTAGAGTAGCAAAAATAAATAAAGCAAAAGCGGTATCAGTTGATGGTAATTATTTTAAAAAATCTAATGTTTTAGATATTGAGGGTATAGAATCTATTTGCGATATATATTTAAAAGATTATAATAATAATTTATTAAATACTTTTAGTATATCTGGTAGATTGGATTCAAGATCTTTGAATATAGATTCAAATGGAATATTACAAAGCACTATGGCAATTAGCCAAAGGGTTGCTCCACTTAGGAATTCATTATGAGTAAATTTTTAGACACGCAGTTTTCAGTTTCTGGAATAGCTGATTTTGATATTGGCGATTCTTATGTGCAATATAATTTAGTTGACTTTGAATATTTTACTGGCAATTTAAAAGATCCAACTAATTTGTCTGGTCTTTACGCATGGTTCAATCTCGATGATTTAAATAATCTAGAATTTGATGCATCAGGACGTATTTATAAATGGTATAATAACGCTGTAGGTCATGAAATAGGTCAAGATCTTAATAACTATTCAACAATAGAAAATAGACCTTTTTACGATCAAAATAAAAATTGTGTAACTTGTCAGTCGGATTTAAGTAAATACTCTGTTAATAGTTTATATACGACAGGTGATGGTTTTGTTGGATTTTTAACAGGTGATCGTTGTTGGTTCGTGGTTTATGAGTTCGATGATTTACGACAAGGAAATTATGGAGCGTCTATAAAGCCCAATATAGCTACAATTATAGATACTGATTTATATGCAACAACTTATACAACAAGTGGATTCTTAGGAGTTTCAGGTAATAATGAAATATATAGTTGGAATACAGCCGTTCCGTCTTTATCTCAGCAATTTATAATTAACGCTACAGGAGCAGCAGAAAATTCTCCATTGAATGTTAATTCTTGTTTTTCTGCTTCTAAAGTTTTAAAAAATAAAAATATAGTATCTATAATAAAAGACAACACAACTAACAATTTACGATTAAGAAATAACGGTTATGAATTATTAAACGTAACATCTAATCATTTTAATTCTGGATGCAGTGGATTAATGATGGGGGCCGCGCAAAACGCTCATCCAAGTCAAAATAATTTATATAATTATGATGCGTCAAACATTTCTTATTATGAAATATTGGGTTTTGCTAAAACACCAACCGATGATGATATATTGGCGGTAGAAAAATATCTTTTTGAAAAACATTTTACAAATGATGATGGCTTATATATTTGTAAATCTAATTTTACTGTTTCTGATTATCGTTATTCTCCAATAAATATAACTGGATCTCAATATCTAACAAAAGAAATCGATTCTGTTTTTAATAAAACATATGGATGTTCGGCCAGTTTTTCTACAAAAGCCGAAAGAATGAACTATGGAGATAATTATTTTACAAATGTAATACCTAATATAAATAATTTAAATTCACAATTTAATTTAAATTATGATGGTCTTACTGATATTCAAGCTAAATGTCTAATAGGATTTTTTCAAAACACTTTTGAATATACTCCTAAAAATATTGTTGATTCTTATGAAAATGTTAAAATAGATTTATTCTTTCCATATAAAAACAACTCAAAAATTTATTTTTCTGATTTGCAATATAATTCGGTAGAAGCTAATTTAAATAAGATTTCAATCAAATGCGAATCGGCTTATGATTCTAGTTTAGACTATAGAGGGTTTCAGGTTACTGGAAAAGATGTAACTTCTTTTTTTAACGAAACTAAATCTTATTTTAAGAATGACGTAGTCTACTATAATACAAATGCAGAAAGTCAAAAAGGTTATTATTGGTACACTGGAATAGATAATACTATTCCCACACATACGCAAAGACCTTCTGGAGCAAATTCATTATTTACAAGATCTTTTTATTTTCAACCAGAATTAGATTTTGAAATTCCAATTTCTCCAAAATTTACAAAAACAGAATTCAATAATTCTGCCGCTGCTTATGAGAACTATGGAATTAATAAAACTAATTTAGAATTTACATATAATTTATCAAATAGATCTGATAAAGAAACTGAAGCTATTTTAAAATTTTTAGATTCGAATGCTGGTTTTAAAATTTTTGAAATGACATTGCCAGCCCCTTATAATAAATTAATAAATGTTTATTGTCCAGAATGGAATCATTCATATAAATTTAAAAACAATCATGATCTTTCAGTGAAATTTATAGAATTTAAAGGTTTAACAGAGTCGGACATATATTTCAATACGTTAATAAAATTATGACATATGTAAATACAACAGGAAAACATATTGGTGAATGCTTGACGGGTTTTGGTTCTAGTTATCCAGTAGTAATTTATAATAGTGGAAATTCTGATGTAGAGTACGCTATTGATGTCAAAAATAATACAAATGTTTTTTCTACATCTAATTCTGAATTAATAATTAATAACGGTTCGACTGGAGTCTTTTATATATTTTATAAACCAACAATCACTGCTTCTGCGGCTGATGAAACAGCGGATTTTACAATCTTTGGTCAATCTGTTGAAGATGGAGCTATTGATCCAAGCGGTTTAATAACAATAAATGCAACTGGATCAAGAATAATAACCAATACAGCAGGAGCAGTGCGTAAATTTGTAGCTTTAAAAAATTACGATGTAAATAATGGAATTAATTATGATTTTAGCTGGTTGCCTCCAACTGGTACTGGATCTTTGAAAAATTATTATTTTACAGGATATCAATTAGATATTGCAACAGGTACTGATTTTGTAACAAATACCGTTTTTACGACTGGAATAATTAGCGCTCAAAACACGACAAACAATCCTAAATTTGCGTCTTTTTATGGATATCCAGAATTAGAAAATACAGTAAATGTTTCTAAAAAAGATTTTCCAACTTTAATTTTAGACACTGGTTATTATGCAAGAATTTATACATATAGCACTAACAATACTGGAATAAGTATTTATGCTACAGGTATAGATTCGGTTAGTGAACAGTTGTCTGAAGAAGTTATTAATGGAAATTCTGGAGTTAAACCAAACATTGAATTCAAGAAAAAAGCATTAAACGTTTATATAGAAAATGGTAATTACGTAAATTACGATTTATCACAAAAAATATTAAAAACAAATCAAACAATTTCTGATTTTACATTTTATTCTGGTATAAATGTTTATTTTCCAGGAAATTCAACGTTCTCTTCTAAAGATGAAAATAGTTATGCTGTCGATTTAAATAATGTAGTATTACAAAACTTCACGGGAGATGCAAATGGTACTTTTATTAATTTTTACATACCTTACAATTGCAATATAATTGGAAACTTTGGAAAAGGTGGAGATATTATTACTTCTGATGTATGGGTGAATTCTGCTAAAACAGAATTTTTAGAAGGCGTATTAAACAAAACAACCGCAGAATACAATAAAACAAACCCAACATTATCAGATTCAAAATCTGGTGGAAATGTATTCAAATTAGATGCTAAAACAGATAAGGATATAAAAGATTTTATTTATAATATTTATACGGAAAAAAATAGTTTCATAGCTGCTGGTGGAGGTGGTAATAAAGCTGGCATAGCTGAAATTGCAGGAGTTGGTGAGGCTTATGGTTTAAGTTCTGATAATTTAATAAAAGGCACTCTTTATCAATTAAATGGAGCTTTTAATAAATATGGAATAAATACTAAATATGATCTATTTAGAGGACAAGCCACTCATGTTAGAAATGGAGACTCAATTACTACATCGTCTACTATTGTTGCTTCTTTTTTCTCAAATAAATCAGAATATGGAGAAGACGGTTCTAATACTTTTTATTTTAAATATTTAGATCAGATTTCTACTTTTAGTTTTAGTAGAGATAAGTATTATCAACCTAAAATATACACTAACGTAAATAGTTTTCCTATAGATGGTGATCCAAAAGGTTTAAGTTTTTTAAGTATGCCTGGCGCAGTTTCTCAAGCTGGAAATTTAATTAAAAAATACTCTAATTCGTCGTTGAGATATTCTTTATATAACACTGATATACCTACTGATTATATTTTTAGATTAGAAAATTCTTTATTGACAAGCTCGTCATCTTGGGTAGCACAAAATAATAACGCTTCAACAATTTTTACTTTAAATACGTTAAGCGGAGGTGTTTCGTATAATTCTAATTTTAATTCAACAGGATACAGAGCTTTAACTATTACAAACGGTTCTCTTTCTGGGCTTATTTCTGGCTCATCAACTTGTAAGAATTTTGATTTGTATCTAGTTGGTTGTTTTGGGGGAACAATGACTCCACCAAAAACCTTCAACTTGATAAATTGGTATGCAGACGCAACCAACATAAGCAAAAAACACGTAAATTTCAAACAATTCACTGATACAAATGTTTCTATTAATAATTTTGCAGAGCCTAATACTTTTAATTTTTTCACTTCTTTATTGTACAATTTTCAAATTGCCAATGAAGCGCCAAAAGATTTCTTTTTATTCAATAAAGGGGCTGAAAATTCATATTATCAATTATCTAAATGTTTGAACACTAGTTCTTTCACAATATATCCATTTATTTTAAATATAAAAAGAACTGGATCGGTTTATACAATATACGTAAACGGGCAATTGCATACTTTTTATGATTTAAATTTTAGTACAGAATCATCAGCAAGAAATATAAATAACTTTATTTCAGAAATATTATCTACAACATTTAGATTAGAAAATAACGACACTGCAATGTCTACTAGTTTTTTTGATATTTTATGTTACAATAGAGTTCTATTTAATGATGAAAATAGAAAAGTTAATAATCATTTATTGCAAAGTTATATGAAATTATTTACAGGAATAGCTTCGAATTCTTATTTAAATATTACTGATAGAGTTAGGTTTCCAAATATTTTTAATTTAGCTGGTAAAATATCATCATTATAATGAACACTTTATTTAAACTTAATAATTATGTAATATTAGATTTATTTGAAATAGAATTGGAATCTAACGAAGGGTATTTAAGATTTCATGGGTCTAAGAATTTTAACAAAAATTTATTTTTCCAAAATAAAGAATATATTTTTATACCTTGTGAGTTTTCTTCTTATGAAACCTCCTCGGACGGTAGGCAAAGTAGACCTAAATTGCAAATCGGTAATATAAATAATTATTTTTCTAAAGTGTTGCAAGACAGAAACGATCTTATAGGTAAAAATTTTAATAGAAAAAAAATATTAGCTAAAGATTTAGACGTTAGTAATTTTGAAAATAACATTAATCCATATGGAATATCTAGTTTTAATACTTATATAGCGTTTGATAGGTTTGTGGTAAACGCAAAGATTGCAGAAAATTTAAATTTAGTAGAGTTGGAATTAACAACAAAAGTCGATGTTGAATCATTGTCTATTCCTGCAAGAAAAATTACTAATGATACGTGTTCGTGGAATTATAGATGTTATGGATGTAATTATGGAAACAATAGAGATTATTCAGGGCCTAAATTACCAGTAACAATAGCGGGTGGTTTCAACGGTTATTTAGGAGCGCCAGTTGCTGATGAAAATGATAAAGTTTTTGTTAAAAAAGCGAATAGCACTAATTCAGGAGATTTATATGATTTACCTTATAATGGCAGTTATAATTTAACGAGCTTAACATATAAAAATGAATGGTTGGCTACCACTTCTTATGTGGTTGGAGATTTTATTTATGTAGATGCTGTTTCTAACGCTAATTTAGAAAACGATGAATCGGAAATAGTTTCTTTAAACAAACCAAAAAATTATTTTGTTTGCATAATTAATAATGTAAATAAATATCCTTCGCAAAATACTGACGTTTGGAAACAAGATAAATGCTCGCGTACTTTAAGAGGGTGTAGATTAAGATTCAATGATAATGTTAATTTAACTAAAGATAAACCGTATTTACCATTTGGGGCCTTTCCAGCTACATTCCCATATAACAATGAATCTAAAACCTGAAATACATGATGAATTGCGATCTTATTCTAATAAAAATGCTAATGAAGAGGTTTGTGGGTTTATTGTAGAAAAAGACTCGGTAATTAAATTCATTCCAGTCGATAATAAACACCCAGAAAAACAAAATCACGTTTTAGTTTCTCCTAAAGATTACTTGCAAATAAAAAATAATTACACAATTTTATACTATTTTCATAGTCATCCTGAAAGCTTTGATTTTTCTAATGTTGATTTGTTTTATCAAAAATATCATAATTTAAATATGATTATCTATGATATTAAACAAAACATCTTTAAAGAAAAGAAGTGTAAATTAATATAATATATGGTTAATATTAAATTACATGGTATTTTCGAAAACTATGTGAAAACAGAATGGCATTTAAATGTCAAAACTGTTTTTGAAGCATTTGAGGCTATTGAGGCTAATAGTGGAAAATTGTTAGAAACTTTGGGTAATTTTCAGGAATATTTAACGCATTTTATTATATATGTTGATGATAAGCCAGTGTCTCATGAATATTTTAATTCGCCAATATTAAAAAAAGATTCGAAAATAGAAGTTGTTCCATTGATATTGGGATCAACAATTGCTGGTATTGATATATTGATTGCTATTCTTTTGATAGCGATATCAACAGGAATTTCAATGTTAATAACCAGTTTAATGACTCCAAAAGCCCCAAAAGATATTAAAAATAATTCAAGACTCTTTTCTGGTTATGAAAACGTAACTAAAAGAAACGTGTCAATTCCTATAGGTTATGGAAGATTAAAAATAGGAAGTATCGTTGTTGCCAATGATGTAATATTAACAAATAAAATTAATAATAATTAATTTATGGGCGCGAATTCAATATATCCAGTAAGATTAACGGAAGACATGGAAAGAGATATTCCGCAAAGTATTGGAGCTTCAAACGAGGTTCAGAAGGGTTCTAATAGTTCAGATCCAAATTTATTAATAAACACATCTTCTTTAAGCGCTTCCTCATCTGGAGCAGATGTAGTTAAAATATTTATAGAAAATGATTTAGTTTCTACGATATCATATGCATCTTCTTTTATAACAGCAGATGCGACTTTAGATACAGAATCTTTTTATGAAAGCAATGATCTTTTATGTGAAGGGCCTATTGAAGGTTTGGTAGATAAAGATGGTAATATTTTAAATTTGCTTGATTTGAATTCTGCGGTTAAAAATAGAAATTCTTCATTAGCTTATGGTATTTATTACAACGATATTTCAGTAAAAGATAAAAACACAAATTTATTAAATTTAACAGCAGCTAATTTTAATTTAACTTTAGGAAATGAAGTAAACAATTTTAATGATATATCAAGCAGTGTCTACTCTTATGATTCTAAAGTTTACGATTTAGATCAAGATCCAAATATAGCTAGTTTTAATAATTTAGATAAATCGTATATAGGAGAACAGTTTTCTGATTTAACTTCTAATCCATTATATCAACAATTAATATATTTAAAAAATAAAGCGAGAAGCTTCTCTCATTATGTAAAAAATAAATATATAACTTCAGCGACTGTAAATGTAAAAATAGATACATGCTTTTATATAGGAGGAAAAGGAGAAACTTGTGGAAATAATATTCGTTTTATATTATCGGTTACTAATGTTACAGAAAAAACTACAACATATTTTTATTATCAATCTTACTTTGTTGCAAAAGGAAATCCTGTTGTAATACCAATTCAAATACAATTTAAGAGAGAAGTTAATTTATCTGGAAATCCTCCAGAATATTTAATAAATGTGTATAGTGTAGAAAAAAGATTGACCGCAATTGGTTCAAAAAATAGAACATTAAGTAATAATTCTAGAAGTTTCTCAATAGATTCTATAGTTGAAAGAGTAGATTATGCGTTTTCTTATCCTTATTCAGCGGTTTGTCAAAATACAATTAGCGCTAAACACTTTGCTAATATTCCGGTTAGAAGTTTTGATTGTAAATTATTAAAAGTAAAAGTCCCGAATAATTACGACTCTGATGCTAGACAATACGATGAGGATTGGAGCGGAGATTTTAGTAAATTATTAAAATGGACTGATAATCCGGCTTGGATTTTTTATGATTTATGTATAAATAGCAGATACGGTTTAGCTAAATCATCAATGTCTGAAAAAGATTTAAATAAATGGGAGTTATATAAAATATCTAAATTTTGCGATGAATTAGTTATTACTAATGCTGGAACCAAATATAAAGAAGATGAATTCACTTTCGATAATAAAATACAATTAAATCAAACAGATTATAACACAATAACTTTTACTTCAATTGAGGCTTTAAATACATTACAAACTAGATACCCAGAAAAAAGCATAATATATTTATATAATATAAAGAATAATCTTGATGAAAATATAAACATAAATTTTAAAAAAATTATATTGTCGGTAACAAAAGTAGGAAATACAGTAAAAATAAAGTTATGTAATGATTTTGGTATTAGAAAATTTATTGAATCTGATAATTCTGGTAGATTTTATGATTCTTTAAAGCAGTATATCGTTGGGAATCCTGAAGTTTTAAATACAGAAGATAACGCTAAAAGCTTTGCTATATCGTATTTAAATAATATATCAAATTCAATAAATACATATGATTCTACCGCTGAAAACATATCGTTATCTTTTAGAAATAAAAAGATTTTTGATAGCTCTTTAAATGTAGCGTCTGGAAAATGTGTTGTAAACATCCAGAATATGGAGATTTTTTAGAACCTAGATTTTCTGCTAATATCTATATAAATGAAGCCACAGAGGGGTTGAAAATATTAAGTGATTTATCGTCTATCTTTAGAGGTATTTTTTATTTTAAAAATGGTCTTTTAAATTTAAATACAGATGTGAAAAAAGCTACTTCTTATGTTTTTACAAATTCAAACGTAAAAGAGGGTGTTTTTAATTATAGCTCTTCTAATTTAGAATCTTCATATTCGGTTGCTAAAGTATCATATTTAGACAAAACAGATAATTTTAAAGATAAAGTGGTCTATGTTGAAGATTCTACATTAATAAAAAAATACGGTTTAATAGAAAAAGAAATATTAGGCTTTGGAATAACTTCTAAGTATCAAGCCGAAAGAATAGGTAAATGGTTTTTGACAACAGGTAAACTAGAGTCGCAAACAGTTGCTTTTTCCACTGGTATAGAAGCTGGTCTTTTAAAAATAGGAGATATAATTAGAATAGCAGATAATCTTAAAAATTCTAAATTGGAATTTGGAAAGGTTACATCTTTAGATTTTAAAAATAATTATATATATATTGATAGAGAGCTTAAAAACGATGTGACTGGTAAAAGAATAAAAATTTTATCGATTGTCAATGACGAACCATTAGAAAGCACGTTGAGTGTTTTTGAAAGCGATAATTCAGAATTAAAGTTAAAATTATTGCCTTATGATTATTTTAGTTGGAATATAAAAAGCAAAGCTATAGCTTCTGATAATGGAAGAACCTTATCGTCTGATTTGATTTCAGCGGCAGCTTGGGATAAAAAAGCTTTTACAAAGCAAAGTTATGTTGAAGATTGTCAAATTTCTTTTAAAGTTGCAGAAGTTTCTCAAATTTTTATTTGTGGTTTAAGTTCTGCTAATAATATATCAAATAGTTATGAAGATATTCAGTATGCTTTTTATATAAATAGCGGAAATTTATTAGGAGTTTTTCCTGGTTATCCAGTAGCGGTTCCATTTAATTTTAATAAATCTATAACAAGTTCTGATTTATTGACCATATCATATGACGGAGTTAACGTAACTTTTTATTTAAATCAACAAAAATTAACAGATCCACAGCCAAGAACGAAAGGAAATCCTTTATATGCGGTTGCAGCTTTTAATACTCAATTTGCAAAAATAAATGAAATAACATTTTCTAGATATCCATTGCCAATGTATAATAGCTTTTCTAATTTAAGATCTGACGCTAATTTTTCTATATATTTAGAAAATGATGCTGAACAAGAAGATTTATATAGAGTTGTAGGTATGAATGAAGCGTCTGCAAACGAATATGGAATTTCAGCTATGAAATACAATGCTGAAAAATTCGATGTTGTGGACAAAAATGAATATATAGATGAAAATCAATACAATAAAAAACAAGTGATATTTGCTACAGATGATTATATAAGACCTGCTTTTTCTGATACCGTAATAAATGAAAACATAAAACAAACATCTTTATCTTATATTCAAGCAATAAATATTAATTTTGATTATTCTTTTTCTATAGAAAACGAAGTTTTAACAGATGCTTTCAATTTTAAAAACTATTTAAGTATAGAGATTAATTTTATTGAACTGTTTTCTAAATTAAAGAACAATAAATATATCAATGGTTTATACTGCACAATCATAAAAGATGGAAAAGTTTTAAAATTTAAACAATATAAGAATCAAGCAGGTAAAATTTCTATTTTTCTTGGACAGAACATATCATTACAAAACAATAATACTGTAGTGTTCGATATAGATTTGTATGCTTTTGATTCTAATATGCGTTTAATTAATGTGTAAAGTATAATATGGCATTTATCAGCAACACAGGAATTGATTACGATAGCGCTTTTGCTATAAAAAATATTGATTTAAGTTTAAATGGTATTTTTTCGTCAAAGAATACCTCTTATTCGCCAACAAGTTTTGGAATAGATCCTTCAACTTCCTTTGTCAGCGGCTTCATGGCTGAAAATCAGATTTCTTTATCTTGGGCTGTAGAAAGACCAATAACTAAAGATTTAATTACTTCGTTTGTTAACGATGTGGGGTTTTCTGGTTTTTATGTTAATTATTATGATACTGGAAGAAGTTTAATTTTTACAGATACTAACGCTTTTAATAGAACTAATTATAAAATAACTTCTCAAGAGTTGTTTAATGTATTCTCATCGATTACCGGATCAAATAGTGCTGTTAATTATAATCAATTTTTTATTGATATAGTAAGTCAAGATTTTCAAGGCAGAACAAGCACTGGAATTGCTTTAATAAATTTTGGCGTGCCAAGTGTACAAATTAGTGGTTATAGTATAGATAATACAACAAATTTAAATTTAAACTATACAGATAGACAAATAATTGAATCTTTAGATTTATTTGTTACAACGGGTCAATCTTTTGATCCTTTAAGTCAAGATTATTTATATTACGCAAATTATAACGCTCCATCTTTAGATAACGTTTATGTTCCAGATTTAATTCGATTAAATCAAAATCAACTAACAGATAATGAAATAAGACTTCCTTATTATGTTCATTTGATTCCTTATAGTTATTTTTCTAGTGGTCAAAAAATAACATCTTCAGGCATAAAGCCATCTTCTTATTCTGAAGTGTTTTTGCCAGAAAAAATAAATAATGTTACTGGCTATGCGTTTAATAATTTTAATAAGACTTCTAAAGAATTAGATTTAAATATTTTTGTGAAGTGGGATGCGATTACAGAGTCTCAAGATTGTTCATTTCATGTTTTAGTTGAAGAGAGTGGATCTAACTCTAATAAATACGATTATTTTTTACAAAATAGATCTTTAGATAAAATTTCATCAATATTATACGGTACTGGAACTGGATTAAGTTCATCTGGTACAATTTTTCAAAATTATGGGTCTTCAGGAATACGATGGAATGACCATACAATTTATACTGATAATTTAGGTTCTTTGCCAACAGGTATTTATGATCAATACTCTACAGGAATAAATTATATTACAGAAATAAGAATACCTTCTGGAATTTCAAATTCTTCAGAAGTTTTTCTGTGCTATAATTATACTGGTAATAATGAATTTAGTTTTTTGCCAAGTGGTGGATATTTTAGTGGTAATGTATATACTGGCACGTATTCTGATGTTAGATATTTATCAATTTTCACACCTAATATTAGTGGGTTCAATGATTTAAATGATACTGTAACAGGAATACAAATAGCAAAAAGAATAACTGGTTTTGCTGATTTTGTATATTCTACAATAGATCCATCTTTTATTTTTCCAGTAAAAGAAGATGCTAATTATTTTGTTAAAGTTCGCGCAATTAATACTGATGAGGTTGTTTCAGAGTTCTCAGATACTTTATATATTAGTTCTGGATATATAAATCAAGCAATAAATCTTAGTCCGTTAAGTGGTAAAAAAGTAATTGATGGATCTGGTGTTAGTGGCTATTTGCCAGTATTTTCTGATTCAGATAGTTTAACAACAGGTACATTGTATTATAGTGGTAGTAATAATTTAGTATTTACTGAATTGCCGACAACAACAATTTCAGAAAATTTATATAAATTAGTAGTTGAAGATAACATCGTAAAAAAACAATTAGATACAGGGAGCGGCACTTCTTTAATTGAAGAGTTTACTGTTGCTGCTCATGGTTTTATTGCCGGTGATGTTATTAGATTCGATGGAACAAATTATTTTAAAGCGCAAGCAGACAGCGCCGCACATGCAGAAGTATTGGGTGTTGTTAAGTCGGCAACTACAAATACTTTTAAAGTGGTGGTAGATGGATTGATAACTGGTTTGTCAGGTTTGACTGCTGGTGAAATATACTTTTTATCAGAAGCTACTGCTGGAACGGTAACAACTACAGAACCAAGTAACTTTGGAGAAGTTTCAAAGCCGGTTTTATTTGCGTTGTCAACTACAACTGCAAATGTATTGACTTTTCGTGGTGTTTTGATTGAGCCTCAAAGTGGAACTTCTGGAACAAGCGGAACTAGTGGTGATCCGGTTATTTCTTCTACTTTAGCTTATTATAACAATTCTACTCAAAGCGTATCATCTTCTTCAAATACAAAAGTAATTTGGTCTACAGCGGATACTGCAAATACTCAAGGATCAATTGGTTTAACTTTCAATGGAACTGATAGATTCACAAATACTTCTGGAGATTCAATTGTTATTACTGTTGATGGATATATAGGCTGGGCAAGCGGTGGAACTTCTGGTACGTCTAGATCTGTATTCATAGTAAAAAATGGTAACGTTTCTTCTTCTCAGGGAAGATATTCTTATTCTAGTATACCCGCAAACAATGATTATCCAGTAACTCATTTTTCTTCTGTTCTAGTTTTGAATAATAATGATTACGTAGAAATATACGCTTTGCATAATGATTCAACTTCACAAAATATAAATAGTCAAGCTAATTATCCTGCAAGTAGAATAATAATCGCTAGAAATGAAGGTGTAGCAGGAACTAGCGGATCTTCAGGAACCAGCGGAATCAACGGAACTAGCGGATCTTCAGGAACCAGCGGAATCAACGGAACTAGTGGGTCTTCTGGTATCAGCGGAACAAGCGGATCTTCTGGTGTTAGTGGAACTAGTGGGTCTTCAGGAATAAATGGTACTAGCGGATCTTCAGGAACCAGCGGAATCAACGGAACTAGTGGGTCTTCTGGCATCAGCGGAACAAGCGGATCTTCTGGCATCAGCGGAACTAGTGGCTCTTCAGGAACCAGCGGAATTAACGGAACTAGTGGATCTTCAGGAACCAGCGGAATTAACGGAACTAGCGGATCTTCAGGAACCAGCGGAATTAACGGAACTAGTGGGTCTTCTGGCATCAGCGGAACAAGCGGATCTTCTGGTGTTAGTGGAACTAGTGGGTCTTCAGGAATAAATGGTACTAGCGGATCTTCAGGAACCAGCGGAATTAACGGAACTAGTGGATCTTCAGGAACCAGCGGAATCAACGGAACTAGTGGATCTTCAGGAACCAGCGGAATCAACGGAACTAGTGGGTCTTCTGGTATCAGCGGAACAAGCGGATCTTCTGGTGTTAGTGGAACTAGTGGGTCTTCAGGAATAAATGGTACTAGCGGATCTTCAG